CGTTCCAAAGGGTCAGGCAAAGGTAGGCCATAACGTAAAGACAAAGACTAATCTTTGTCGTTGTGGTGGAATCGTAAAAGTTGTCTCCAGATTTGCTCATGGTAAGCTAACTCCACAGGCAGAGTGTGATTCCTGTCACGCTACAGCAAGAAAACCAAAAGATCTTGCAAGCGATTGACGAAAAATAATAAATCCGTTATAATATATTTGTGAAGATATAACTGTGTCCCGTAGCTCAGCTGGTAGAGTTGGAGTCTTTGAAGCTCAAGGTCGAACGTTCGAACCGTTCCGGGACAATGCTATGGGGCATGGCCAAGTGGTAAGGCGCGAGTCTCTGAAGCTTGCACGCGGTGGTTCGAATCCATCTGCCCCAAAAGGAAGTTAATATGGAAAAGCGATTTACTTTTATTGGAACCCTTACAGAAATCTATGATAAGGTTAATGAACTAAATAAGCAGGGAAAAAATGCCACTGTTTATTATGGTCCATTTCTAACATCCACTATGGTTTATGAGGCATTAATCCTTCAAATGAAGGAATAATAAAATTTTTAAGAAGGAGTTCTAAATGAAGAAGTTTTTTGGTTTGTTTTTGATAGTTGTGTTAACTATCACAAGTTTATTTAGCTGTGCTATACCAGCTACATTGATTGTTTATAATACCTTGTATTATAACACTATTGCAGTTTATGTAGATGGTGTAGAAAAGGCAGAAATTGATCCTGGTTATAATGATACTATTCTTGTATCTTCAGGATATCATGATTTAGAGGCAATAACCATTTATCCTGATTATGGATATTATACAACTGCTTATGGAAACTTTGAGTCAGGAGAAACTTATTATTGGTATATCTATGGTAATGGTTCTCTTTCAATTTCACCACAAAATAAGTTTGTTGAGTAAATAAAGGAGGACATTTAGTCCTCCATTTTTGGGGGTATGGCCTAACGGATAAGGCAAGAGATTTCTAATCTCTTGATTGGGGGTTCGATTCCCTCTACCCCTAGTATGAAAAAGAAAATTTTGAGTAGGTTTATGAAAGATCCCTATTTTTTAACTGCAATGTATTGCAAGATGAAAAATACCTTTCTCGAAAAAGGTTTTGACGATCAATCTTCCAGCCTAAACACCGTTCTTACTATGGTGCCAGCTTTTACTGGAAGAACAGATTTAGATATTGTAGAAATAGATAAAAATGGAAGGATAATAATGGCGATAGTAGACGCCGTTCTTTATAGCAAGAATTAAATGAGAAAGATTTTTATACTAGAAGATAATCCAGATAGAATCAAGTTCTTCAAATGGTATTTTGCCAATCGTGATTTTCAACTTTTTACTACAGATAATGTAGAAGAAGCGAAAGTCATATTTGAGAAAAACAAACCATTTAGTTTATTTCTACTAGACCACGATCTAGATGGCGAGTTTTATATGAATACCGAAGATGCGAATACTGGACATCAGTTTGCTAAATTTTTAGCAGGGCAAAATTTGGGTAAGGCAAAGATTATCATTCACTCCATCAATCCTGATGGTGCTAAAAATATGAATGCTTTACTTGAAGGTTCGATGCTTTTACCTTTCAACATTCTTGCCAATGGACTTATAAAAAGAGAAATAACGATAGGATGAAAAAATATCTTCGCTATTTACACTATGTTGTAAAACATAGGTGGTTTGTATTTTTGGCTTGTGTTAAAATGGGTATTATTTGGAGAGGGTTAGTTCACGATCTGAGCAAGCTCTCTCCAAAAGAATTTTTTCCCTATGCTAGAATGTTTTATGGGAATATTAAACCCATAAGAGACGAAACAGGTTATTACAAACCATATGATACTGGAAATGATGAATTTGAATATGCTTGGTTAAATCATACTAGGCATAATAAACATCATTTTCAATATTGGGTTCTCCCATTTGATAGGGATGATAATAGAGTTGGCTGTCAAAAAGTTTTTGATATTCCAGAAGTATTTGCCCTAGAAATGATTTGTGATTGGATAGGTGCTGGAAAAGCTCAAAAATCTAAACTTAAAGCAATTGAATGGTATAGAAAAAATAGTGGCAAATTAGTTCTTTCTGAAAAAACTAGAGTCTTTATAGAAAAAAAACTAGAATCAATTTTTAAAGAAAAAATATGAAGTTTTGTAAGTTGTGCGGTTTTGAAAGACCAGAAGAAGATTTTCCCACTTCAAATAAATCAAATGGTAAAACAAGATTTCTTTGTAAAGATCACTGGAAAGAATATTGCAGGAAGCAGGGCTTAAAATTTAGGGAAAAGAATCCAAACTACGAAAAAGAAAGATATAGAAAAAATCCAGAAATAGCAAAAGAAAGAGCTAAAAAAAGTTTTAAAGAAAAAAGAATTTTATGTCTAAAACATTATAGCGGAGATTTTCCTAAATGTGAATGCTGTGGAGAAGATAGGATAGAATTTCTTGCTATGGACCATGTAGATGGTGGCGGCACTAAACATAAGAGACAGTTGCAGGAAGATGGATCCAATTTATATAGATGGTTGATTGAAAATAATTTTCCAAAAGGTTTTAGAGTTTTGTGCCATAATTGTAATTCTTCTTTAGGTTATTATGGATATTGCCCTCATAAAAAAAATGAAGACAAAAATTGATATATTAATAAGAGTAATAAAATTTGTTCCCCTTTACATAAAACAATACAAAGGTAAAGGTCAGCAAAATTCATATCTTTTGTGTTCTATGTGTCGTCTTTTATATGAATGTGATTTTTCTTTTTATTCAATTGAATATTGTCGTGATGGTTTTGAACCAATAAAATAATGGAATTAAAAATTTTTTTGCTTTCTAAACTATTTCCTAATGGCATGAAGTATGATGATTTTTTTTATGGTAAATGTATTTCGTTTATATTGGGAAAATGCAATAAATGTTTAAAACAGTATTGTTATCTTAGTGATGATATAACTTGCTTAGTTCAAGTAAAGGTTGAATAAATGGCAAACCAAGAAGTATTACAAAAAGTAGTTGATGCGATAAAGTATTTTCTATTAGAGAAAAATAAGCGTTATGGAAATTCTGCTCTAGAACCACTGGTTATTTTCACTAAACATAAAAGTGGTAATAGGGCAATAGATGGAATTCTAGAACGCCTTGATGATAAGTTGATGCGTATAAAAAACGCAGACGAATTAAAAAAGAATGATGTAGCAGACCAAATTGGTTATTTACTTCTCTTATGTGCCGCTAAAGGATGGGACGACTTTAAGGATTTGCTTGACTAGAAAATAAGTTTTTCTATTTTTTTTCATTAGCCCACTTTTCTACTCCTTATATAAAGTAAAGGTAGAAGAGTGGGTTTTTTTATTTACGAAAGGGCAATATGTTAGAGAAAAAGAATAGCAATACTTTTGCATTTACGGTGCGCGGAACAGAATTTGAAGTGTTTTTTTCTGATGACGACCAAGTCGAAGTATATGAAACCAAAAATCCTGGGAATACAGGGTTTATTTTTGCTAATGTTAAGAAATTCATCATTTTCATAAATATGCTTACTGATGTTGCAGAACATGTGATGGAAAAAGATGGTGGAGCAAAATATGAGTGTTCGGAATCTGATTGACCAAGTTCTCTATGAAAGAGAAAGAAAGAGTTTAATTATCTTCTATAAGGTTGATGTTGCTATTACTGAATCTCCAGAGATGGAGCAAGAGTTGAAAAATGCTAAACAGCAGCAAGCACAACCACCACAACCAGCTCAACCACAACCAGCTGAGCAGGGGCAAGAAGTCCCAGCCGAGCAAATTCCTCTTCCTCCTGGAGCAAATGAAGAGACGATTTATGAGGAGACTTTTACTTCAAAGCGTACTGGAAAATTGACTGTCAAAGAAGATGATGTTGACAATATACAAAGTTTAGAAGATATGATGGACTATATAACAAATGTTAAAATAAAGGGAGCGCCAGTTATTGACGAAGCCATAACAGAAATAGTAATGAATGTAGCAACTGGTGGCGGTGAGTCGATTGGCGACCTTGTAAACAAAGAAGATAAAATTCTTATCAATGTCGATTATGGCAAAGACAAAGATAATTCAATTGGATTTAAAGTTCTAAAGAGTGCTGGTTCGCATTCTGTATCTCTAGTAATGAAGAAAGATAATAAAGTTTTTCCAGGGACTTTTAATCTACAAGAATTTAATAAGCAACTTGTGTTCTTCAGAAATTCTGTTCTTGGCGCTTAAAGTATTTAATGGAAAAAGTAGAAAATGTAGAAAAGTCTGGAGAATTACTTAAATCAACTAGGAAATACTTTGACGAAGAGAAATTTAGAAAAACTCTTCTTGACTATAAAAATAGTTTAGTATTCCGTGATGGTAAAGTAGTTATCAAAGACGAAAAGTTAGAATACGATCTCGTCAAACAAGTAGAGAAAATAGTTAATGCTATTATCATCGTCTATCGTTATTATATCTTCGAAGATTATGACGACTTGAAGCAACACGCTTTAAGTGCTTGTTATTCAAACTTCTTAAAATTCGATCCTAGTAAAGGCACTGCTTTTAACTACTATAGTATTATCTCAAAGATAAGCTTACTTAACTATACGGACCGAAAACAAAAGCATAGAAATCACAAAAATATAGATGATGAGTTAGATTTAGAGGCAAAAGAAACAATGAACTATGATTTGTTTTTTGACGAGTTGGAAAATACTTTATTTGGTGTTATAGACGAAAATTTTATAGGAACTAAAAGGACAAGATATATTAAGATAGCAAGTATTATACTTGATTATCTTAGAAAGACGAAGAAATTTGTAGGCAAATCTGATCTTTATGCTTGGGGTAGATCTCTAGGCGTGAAGAATAATCAAATAAGAGAATTTGTAAATGATTTGAGTCGCTACAATAGTGATATATTTGAAGGTATGAAATAATGGGTAAAGATTTAATAGACGAAATGTTGGACGAAATGGATGAGAAAGAAAAAATGCCAGTCGTCATTGATGATAAAGAATTAGCTAAAAAAAGAAAAGATTTGGAGCTTGATGTAGAAGACATTAATTCTATCGCAGAAGGTCTAGTTAAGATGACACAAGACGATAGAAAGAAAGCTGATAAAATTTTTGAACTTTTCTTCACCAATCTAGGTTTAGATAAAGACAGAACTGAAGCTTCAAAAGAAGCTATCACGCGCGCGCTAGAGCTTAAAATTGAAGCAAGTAAAAACTTGATAGAGCTTTTGAAGATAAGAACTAAGGCCGATGAAATGAAGACAAATATCGGTATTATGTTTAACTCAATGCCAGGTAAAAAAGCTGGAATAGATTTAAGCGCAATAAGAAAAGAAAAAAAGACTAGATAAAATCGTGTCCCATTTTTCTTCTGCCTGGTCCTAAAGGATTATTATGAACCAAGAAGAAAAGAAATTTGTAGAGTCAATTGAAAAAAAGATAAAATTTTATAGAATAAAAACTACTTTTGATGACGCAATAGAAACTGCTAATGATGTGTTTACTGAAACACAATATAGTGATGGAACAACAGAACTAATAGATACTGGAATAGAGAGATTTTTATGTAAAATGTCTCCTTATTATTTCATCCATCGTTATGCCTGGATAAGCTTACCCAATGTAGGCATTATACCATTTAATCTATATTATTTCCAAAGAAGTATTTTAAGAGATTTATTAGAATTCCAAAAAATGGTATGCGAAAAAGTTCGTCAGTGCGGACTATCAACACTATTTTCTATGTATTGTTTGTGGAAACTAAACTTCAGGGAAGCTGAAGATATAGATGTAGTTTCATTGAAGCAACTTAAGGCACAAGCCTTTGTAGCAAAAATGGATTCTACTATAAAATATTTACCACCTTTCTTAAGAACAAGAATAGTTAAAGACAATGAACAGGTGCTTCAGTTTGAAAATGGAAGCAAAATCATATCAGAGAGCCAATCAGAAAATGCTGGCCGTTCTGATACTCTTTCATTATTAGTGCTTGATGAGGCCGCTCACTACAAATCAGAAAAAATGGTTCGCGGAATTGTTGCCGCCGCTCAACCTACCCTTTCTAGAACAAATGGACAATTCATTATTCTCTCAACTCCAAATAAAACATCTGGACCTGGTGCTTATTATTATGAACAAGTCCAGCAAGCAAAAATGGAGTCAGAAAATAATACTAGATTAGTTTCTGTTGACTGGTGGGAAGTCCCCGATGCTGTAGAAATAGATGGACCTAAAAAGGGATATAGTCAAATACTAGAGCGTTTCGTTGAAAAAGATTATTACTACAATCCAGAAGTAAAAAAAGAAGCAAAGAAATTCTTTGATCCAATTGGCGAAAATAACTGGAGAGAAAATCCTTGGCTCAAAAAGCAACACGATGACTTAGGTGAAATTCTTTATAAACAAGAAGTATTACACAACTTTATAGTAGGTGGAAACGCTGTATTCAACGAAGACACATTGAAGAAAGTTGAAGGTAGAATTAAAGACCCAATTACGCAAGGAAGAATTAATAATGTTAGAATGGATAATGTTTGGGTATGGGGAAATCCTTTGCGTGGACATCGCTATATAATGGGAGTAGATATTGCTTCTGGAACAGGAGCAGAAACTTCTTCGTTCCAGGTTTTAGATGTAGAAACTTATGAACAGGTTTGCGAATATAAAGGAATGATGGCTACTAAAAATTTTGGTGTGATGGTGAAAGCAGTAGCCAATTATTATAATCAAGCGTTCATAGTAATAGAATGTAATGGTATTGGTGAAGCTGTATTTAACGAAGTTTATTATCACGATACAGAGCCATATCAAAATGTATTTAAACAAGCAAAGACAAAAAATAATATTACACGAATGACTGGATGGATTACTGATACAAAGACTAGAAAATTGTTGACAAATGAATTCATTGACTGGTTTACCGTAGATGGACTCTTTTCGGAACTCAAAATGTACTCAAAACGGGTCTATATGGAAATGGCTACGTGGATTTGGGATGGAACTAAACCTGTTCACGACTCTGGTTCGACCGATGATGCTATAATGGCGTTTGCACTTGCACTCTATTTGAGACATAAGGCTAGTAACTCTGGTGAAAGCTTTATGATTAACGAAAAAGGTGAATTTATAGAGTACTCAGAGAGTAAAGATAAAGTTGTAAACGAAGAAGATCAGAAAAATAAGTTTGAATTTGTTTCATCTGATGAAAAAGAAGGAAATTCTGAAGATCTATTTTTCAAGGGAAAATATGGAATTGGTAGGGAAGAATATTTATGGCTAATAGGAAAAAGATAGATAAATTCTTTGAAGAATTTCTGGATGGAATAAAACATATGGGAGGGGACTATAAAGAAATTTATGTCAATCCCACTGAATCAGAAATGGATGAAGTTGCAGAAATTGTTGAGCCACATGAAGGTGGTGGAGCAAACGATCCAGGCGGCGCTTGGATGAAGTATCAGAAATCCAAAAAAGAAAAGTATATAAGATTTACGGCAACTGCAAATAAAAAAGTTTATGTTTTTAGTCCTTGGATTATGCACGAAGATTTAGATAAAAAACTTGGAGTAAAACAAACTGAGGCTATTTTTATCCACGGCATTGCAAAAAAAGTAAATGGAAAATGGACTATGGTAGAAGCGCATAATGTAGAATATGTAATGAGAAGTAAGGAAGAAGATAGGAAGAAGGATTATGCTTCCCACGATTGGTCTTGGCTAGATAGATATATTTTAACAACACCTATGTATAATAAACTAGTGAATAAGAAATGAAAATAACTGAATTGATAGAAGCACAAACTTTAAACTTCGAAGAATACATAAGCAAACTTCCTAAAGAAATAGTGGAGAAGTTGAGAAGATCTAAACAAAATCCTAAATGGCACCCAGAAGGTTCTGTTTATAATCACCTTAAAATAGTATTTGATAAAATAAAAAGTAGAGGAAAAGACTGGGCCATAGCAGCAATATTTCACGATCTAGGAAAACTTGATACAGAATCAGAAAATGAGACTGGCGTCCATCATTATGGGCACGATAAAGAATCAATGAAGTATTTAGACAAATATCTTCATTTATTTCCTTTTGAGAATAAAGAGTTTATTTACGAGTTAGTGAAAGAACATATGAGAATAGCTAAATATACTGAAGGCGAAATGAGAAAAGGAAAATCCGCAAATTATGAAAAGCATCCTTACTTTAAAGAAATTTTAGATTTCCATAAGACAGACGTTGATAGAGAATAAAATGATATACACCAATAAGCACAACGCAAAAATAATAAAAAGAATGAGAAGGTTAGCTGACAAAGCTGATCCTACTCAAAAACAGGAAAAAAATTTAGCTAGACATCTGGCTGGACTTTCTCGTGGCGGTGAACTTGAGAGAAGTCATAAAAAAATGGTAGGAAATGTAGCACGAAGAAATGTTGCTAAAAAATATGATGTGATAAATAAGGCTCACGATAGAGTTGAAATGTTGCTAATGCATAAAAACAAGGCAAAAGCTAGAGGTATCTTATAATGTTAGTAAACGGAAAAGAAATAGAAATAAGACCTGGACAACCAGAAAATATACAGAGAAAAATTAACGTAATTGATACGTTAAAAACAGATCTAAAATCAGAAATTTCTCCAGCACAACAAAAAGATATTGATTTTTCTTATAACCAATTCTCTATGTTTGAGAAGGAATCTGCTGAAACTGCTGATCGTAAAGTTCGTTATGCTTATTATCGTGAAATGGATAAAATGGAATTCGTCCATCGTGCTATTGAAATTGTTTCTGATGATAGTTCTCAAAAAAATAATGAAGGCAATTCTCTAAAAATCTACTCAGACGATGAAGAAGTAAAAGAACTGCTAGAAGATTTGTTTTTTGAAAGACTGGACATAAATAACGAGTTATGGTCCGTAGTTTATGAAACCTGTAAAATGGGAGATAATTTTTACGAGGTAATAGTCGATGATTACAAAAACCCTAAAAAAATTGTTTATTTGCGTTATCTTGAGCCGACAAAAGTCGAGCGAGTTGAAGAAAACGGACGACTATCTCACTTCGTTTATAAGCGATACTCGTCTGAACTGGAAACGCTTACTTCAGCAATATCCACACTTAAAAGGGAAGAGGACATAATATACAAGCTACAACCTTGGCAGATAGTCCACTTCAAAATAGAAGATAAAGAAAAACTTCCTTATGGATGCAGTTTGTTAGATGCTGGCGTAGGCACTTACAGAAAGCTTTCATTACTTGAAGATGTAATGTTGGTTTATCGTATCTCGCGCGCGCCCGAGCGCAGGGTATTCTATATTGATGTAGGAAATCTCAATAAAATAGAAGCTAGACAATTCCTCGAAAGAGTAAAGAATCAATATCGTGCTGCTTCATTTATTGATGAGAGTGGAAATATCAATAAGAAGGCGCACATACTTTCTATTACTAGTGATATATTCGTGCCTATTCGTGAAGGAACACAGGGAACTAAAATTGAAACTTTGGCTGGCGGTCAAGGACTTGAAGCCATTGATGATATGAAATATTTTAGAGATAAAATACTTCGCACTATGAATATTCCAGCTGCCTATATGGGTGATGAAGCTGATAGATCTAGAGGTTCATTGGCCCAGTTGGATATTAAGTTCTCTCGTTTCATTGAAAGAATACAATCACAGGTAATAAAGGGACTTAATAAAATTGCTGCTCTAGAGTTATTCTTCCAGGGCGCAAAGAAAGCAGACCTTTCTTCTTTCGAACTTGAAATGACACCACCTTCAAACATTAAAGAAATTACTGAAATTGACTTAATAAACCAGAAGATGGGACTATTACAAACTATTCAACAGCTTAATATTTTCAGCACTGAATGGATGCTTAAGAACATTATGCGTTTCTCAGAAAAAGAAATCGCAGACGTTATGCTTTATAAGAAGCTAGAACAGGGAGAAAATCCTCAAGGCGCAGAAGCTGGAGCTGGTGGCGGCGGTGGTGGAGCGGGTCCAGCACCTGAAGCGGGTGCGGCTCCTGGTGGAGAAGCTCCATTTGTCGCGGGCGCGGGCGCGGGCGCAGAAGCGGGCGCTCCTCCAGAAGCGGGTGCAGAGGCTGGTATGCCTCTTACTGCTGGAACACTTATTAATGTATTTGGCAAAGAGTTCTTGGCAGAGAATTCAAAGGACTTCTTTAAGATGGTTAAAATGCTTGAAGATTATGACAAACCATCTAAGGGATCAAAGACTAATATTGCTAGAGAACTAAGAGAGATATTTATGCCTGGTGAAAGAAAGAAGCCTTACATGCGCTCCAAGAACGTCACCAGACAAATAATTACTAATGAATTTGGTGGCCTTGCTCTTGAAGAGGGAACCGTTCGTCTTTACGAATCTAAAGTAAAGGGAAAGAAACCATTAGAGAAATTATCTGTAAAGAGTGCTATGAAAAATATGATATTCGAAGAGGTGACAGTAGATAGGGGTAAAGGTAAGTTCTTGAGGGATTAAATAACCTTTTTACCATATTGGAAAGATAAATGAGACTAGTTAATGAATAATGAAAAAAGATCCACTTACACCCTCAGATCTCTTCTGGAAGAGTTAAAAGAAAAATTACCTAAAATTGAAAAAGGTCAGATCTTTGAAACGTTGAAGTCTATCTACCCAGATAGCGAAACTCCGAAGGAAAAGAAGAACATACAACTTGAAGATGCGACATTTACTAAGCCTTTAGCATTAAGCAGAAAGGACAAATCTATGCTAATGAAAGAGGACAGTAAAATGCTCGGTTTTTTCAAGAATTTAACGAGGGGCGATTTTTTGAAAGTGGTGGAGCTTGAGGGCGAAAAAGCAAAATGTATCAATCTTTCGTTAA